GCAACGCTCAATTGGCTTTCAATCTTAGTAGTTTTCGATACGCTGCCGAACAATTCGTTACCGGAAACGTGAAGAACTTTCTTCAATATGTTTTCATATCTATTTAGTGATAATCCAGAAAGAACATCGTAGGAGTATTCTTGGTAGTATATGTTGTCTTCGAGTTTCTTTTCAGAGTTCAGATGCGAATTAGTTGTCTTCCAATAACCCTCACCAATACCCTGTCGTGTGACGTTGGACGTGGCTGTGATGATAAAGGGGAATCCGTCTCTTTCGAGTGTAACATTGCCGTTCGGAATATAGCCGTAACCTGAGTCGATAACTTCAACAGAAGTAACGATACCGTTTGCTGCGATAACCGTACCCGAGATTGTTGCGTTATCTCCAAGTGCGGCAGAACTTTCATCGTCTATTACAGAATCTACATATGCGGTTGAGTTTGTGGTAACGCCTGTTATTGGAAACTGACTCTGAAAGGCAATATTAAATGCGTTTCTCTCTACTAGAATAGTTCCAGTGGTGCCTTCACGAACATAAGATAAGACTTTGCCTTTTGCTGTTCCCGTACCACCAATAATTTGTGTCAACGATTCGCCAACTCTGAAAGAGCCAGTGATATTGCTTACATACATATAGAAGTTTCTTCTTTCATAAGAAGCGATATACTTATTATGAACAGCAATGAAGGGGTCTGCGTTGTAGTTTACGCCTGGATTGATTCTTGTAAGAGAAGCGATAGTGCCAATTTCGAAGTCTTCGTTATTCAGCGCATCTACAAGCAAAGTGTTATTGTCTGAATTAGGAAGTTTTACGAAACCGTAGCCGTAGTCCATGTTGACTGCTACGTTAGCGACAACGCCACTGGTGCTGCCAATATTAATCGTAGCTACGTCAAAATAACCTTCGCCTGGATCGGTGATTGTAATAGAAGTGATTGTGCCGCCAGCATTTGTAGCGATTAAGCCGATAGCATCGGTGTATGGATCACCGCCTGCAAAACCACCGCCCGTGAATGACACAACAGTTCCGTTCGAATATAGAGTTCCGCCGCTATTGATAGTGACGCTATCTACAAAGCCAATACCAGAGTTTGCGCCAGTTAATTTAACATCTATGAATGGTGTGTTCGCTGTATTGTTAGCGCCAATCATATCTGTATTGAGCGTAACAGTTTCGGTATTTTCGATAAGACCTACTTTAAAATCAGCAGAACCACCAGTTGCGATACCCAGAATATTTTTGTTTAGTTCAATGATATCGCCGTTCGCATATCTGGGAGGCGACACCAAATTTTCACGAAGAGTTTCGAGTTGAAAAACGCCAGTGTTAGCGTAGAAGAAAGGCGAAGTATTACCATAGACGCCAACCGCAATTGTGTTAGAGCCGACAACGATACCGGAAACATATGAGTTGGCTACAGTGTCGATGACGCCGTTTGATGTGACTACACCATTAAGTCTTACGTCAGCAGCGCCGGTGACCGATGTGCTTGTGATAATATCGATGAGTTTAGTTCTCGTACCACGAATTCTTTTTGTGTTAGTGAACGCACCAAAGATTTCTCTCACTGCGATATAGCCCGACGCCTTTGCGGTAATGAATGCACGAGCGCCTTGTTGAACCGTAGAGAAAGAATCGACGGCAGCTACTGATCCAGAAGTTGCTCCGGTGATAGCGACACCGTTCGACCAATTTCCCCAAGCTCTATCCGTAGTTATAGATGTGCCAGTCGTAGCTGTGACCCTAGCGAAAGCATAAGAGATAATATTATTCGCTACTGCATCACGTTCTGTCTGACTTACTATTTCACCAACGGCGAATGTGCCGGTTGGCGAAGATATAGTGAAAGTTAATTCACTCTCTTCTTCGATATATTCGCCAGCAATAAAGTTTCTATTATTGGTAAGGTTAATTCTTATCTGATTTGTAAATGTCGTATCACCGATGACTTGAACCACAACAGTCGAATTGGCAGATGGTGCAGAAATGACCACGCCTTCCGAATCAGTATTAGAAATAGATACGATGTAACCATTAGCTACAAAGGCATTTGCACCAGATTGTCCGAGTAGATAGTTACCAACTACTGCGGTCGAGTTGATATCGGTCGCACTCAAAAGAGTCAGTGTTTCGAGACGCTGAACTACCGGCTCAAAGCGAATGAAGTCTAATACAGTGTTTGAGTTGTCGGTGTAAAGAAGCGCATCGGAAACATATACATCGGTCGCTGTAGCCGAAAGTGCAGAGTTGGTATAACCGTAGCCACCTTCGACAATTTTAAAGTCAACTTTGCCAGTTGCGTTTTCAATGCCGTCTACACGAACTTTACCTTGACGACCTTGATCTGTAATAACATCAAAGATATCACCGACGATATTGTTTCTGCCGCCTGTTTCGATAGTGAGAGTGGTAAGCGAACCAACAATCTTTGGCGAATTTTTAATGACGCCATCGTCAGTTACTCTTTCGTTTCTCGAAAAATTTCCTCTGACAGAACTAAGATACACGACATCAATAAGTTTTCCATCAACTCTTTTAGTTACAACGCCTTCAACGAAAGCGCTTGCGCCGCTGTTTGATCCACGAATTTGTTTGTTTAGAAAACCACGAGTTCTACTAGATTTACTGAGTTCGATATAAACTGGTCTATACCATTCAGAATCGGATGCCTTTAAGATATCCTCACCTGGATAATATATCTCGACTTCTTCGTTATACAGAAGACGCATAAGAAGCTCAAGAGATTGCTTCGAACCTTTTGATCTGTAATAGTCCATGATGTGCTTAATCATGAAACGTTTATCAGTGGCAGTTACGAATGGAAAATCTGCTAGATATTTTTCTTTGAAGTGACCAAGAAACTCATTCAGTGTGTCATCAATATCATTTGAATTAAACAGTTCACGATTTTCTTTGTAAGTGTATTTGTCCGTTGTCTCTAAAAACTCGTAATACGCTTTTACGAATGCGACGAAGCCTGGACCATCTTCTTTATAGAAAGCTGGAAACTGATTCTCTACTAACTGCGATACGGTTTTTACGAACTCTGTCATATTACTCTCTCGTGCCATAAACTGTTATGTTGATATCTTCTTCACGAATAGTGATGATACGATCTTTAGGAGAAACAATATCTCCGGCTAGTGTTCGGCCAAAAATCTTGATTTCCGATCCAGAATATGCGGACACTTTTAGATTTGTGATGATAACTCTGCCAGTTTCGTAATTGACGCTGCCAATATTTCTATTGATAAACACGAAACCGGTTGCGGTTGATCTGATCACTTGTAGAACACCCATGCCGTTATCTTGAATGAATGAAGTTTTTCCGTCGTATTGAAACTGCGACGATGAGATTGCGGGTTTATACGCATGTAGATCATTTCCCTGTACCAACATATGGTCTGTGGCCAAAGCATTTTTGAAGTTTAAAGCGTAACTGGATAAGGTATTCAATATGGGATTGACTGGTATAATCGCAAGAACTTCTGTATCGTTTGATAGAATGTTGACATTTGAAGCATCAATTTCATATGCCAACTTAGATGCTCTAAAGGTTTTCTTGAAGTCAGAAAGGTTATTGTCTGAGTATGCGAGAATAGCCGCTTTTACCTGTGTCTGAATGTCAGCAGGCGATGAGTTTGTTGTTTTCGTATTGTACTGAATGCTAGTTTCGATATTCAAAAACATGAATTCTGGTGAGATAATGATTGGCTCAATACCGATAGGGCATCTTTCCTTTAGATAGTTGTAATACGTGACCTTGTTATTGTCAGAAACACCCTCGGCGTTTTGAACATCAACGGCAACAACGACACGCCCATATCTTGGCGGAACCAATTCTTCTCCGCCGTATACCGAGATTGCTTGAATTTCTGGAAACTGATTTTTAAGAATGATTTCGTAGTCACTTTCTGTCACTGCACGGTCTTGAATCTGAATAGACTTAGGTGCGAAGAAACGAATTGATTCGATTGATTCTCTGTCAAGCCCACCCTCTGCTTTTTCAGTAGTGGTGATTGTAACTGGATATCCAGATATTGTTCCAGAGGTAAAAGTTCTAATGCCGTTCGCAGTTTCTTTCGAAGAAATTCTATACGAGACTTGAACAATGTTATTGACAAGCGGCTGTTTTCCGAATACGTTTTTGCCAAAAGTGATTTCGTAGCTGTCTGAGTCTGTAGGCTGAATATAAAATACTGGATCGACCGGTGTGACGCCAAAGATGCCGTCTCTTTGGGTGTATTCTGTTGATATAGAGTCTACATCGGCACTAGTTCTTACTGATACAGTAATGCTACTAGTGTCAACATCAGTGTTGTTTAGAATGAATCTCTGGGATGTTCCGCTCAAGATAGTGTAATACTCAGTGATGAGTTTGCCTTCAAAGATAGAGATATCCTCTAAACAATAAAGACCATCAATCTGCGTGACAGTGTGGGAACGGTCAGTGGTAAATGTGAAACTTGTGTTGACATTTTTATTTCTTCCAGTAAACTTTGTGCCTTTTGGAATAGTGATGAAAGTTGGAAATTCGTTATCAGGTGGCGAGATATCAATTCGAATCTTTGCAGCGGCAGAGACGCACGATCTTGGAAGATAGTTCAACTCTTTTGCGTGTGAAATGACAGCCGGTCTTGTCTGTGCGCTATCAAGAAACATTTCACTATATGCCATGTTCGTATAGAAGTTGTTCATATAGGTGTTATACGACATAACATCCAAAAGGACGTTCATGTTCGCACCATCGAAGTCGTAATCTTGGAACTGTGTCTGACCTTTTAGATAATTTTTCAGCGCTTCTTTCGCAGCAAAAAAGTCTAATTCGGTGATTGAAATATTATCTGGCATTTTTATCTAACTCTCTCTAGAACAACTTCCAACACAACTGGCTCTTGCTTATTTATAACATTGAATAAAATCGTTACATATACTGCATTTTGATCTTCTATACCAGAACACACGACATCGATAAGATTGCACCTAGGCTCGCTTGACCTGATACTACTTGATATCTGTTGTTGCATAGAGACTAGAAGCTGAGGCGTAATATTTTCAAATAACATAGCACGAATATTCCCACCGAGAAGCGGTTGGAAAAATCTTTCGCCTCTATCGGTAAACAAAATATTCTTAATAGATTGCTTGATAGAATTCTCATTCAATTTTACGGCAACGTCTTCGCTGATAGGATTAAAATCCAAATCATTCGTGAAGTCGCTATAGATGACTCTTGACGTGACGGGAGAAGTTGCCATTTTATTCCTCTTTTACTTTTATTTATATGATGCCTAGCCGTTCCATGATCTAAACGTATCCCGGTCGGTAAATCCTAAGTCTATGTGGGTGAAATTGTTAAGACCATCCCTTGTCAAAGGATATCTTCCGAAGCCCTTAAATCCGACACTCACACACACTTGTCTAAATTCGCCGTTTCTTGCATCGGATGGCCTTGCCGAACCTTCATGAACATCAAGCGCTCGACCCTGCTGATGCGTAGATTTCTTAGCCGCTCCTTTCAGCGTTCTATTATATTCGGGCGCCCTATAAGCAGAGTGTATCACGAATCTTTCTTGCATAATTTCACCAACATGTTCTAATAGTTCAAGCGCTCTTATATCACATTTGTAGTATCCGACATCGGCAGGTATATTGGGATATCCATTTCTTGCAAACCAAGTATTATTTAAAACGCTATCGGCAAACCTGAGCCATTTCCAACCGCTTCGAGGATCAGGATGATTTGAAAGTATGCTAGGCGTATATATCGGTACAGAATTAGTTCTTTCTCTTTGTGAATCCGGGTTTGCCGCTTGTGCGCCTATAGCATTTACACTGTCGATGTAATTTTGACATTGGGCGGCGAGTGTGCCTGGTTCTGGAACAGGTCTGCCAGCTTCTACCGAAGATTTTAAAGCATCTGCGCTTCCTATTGACAAAGATAAATTTACATCTGCAATTTTAGAAGCAGCGCCAACAACAACATCTAAAGCAGACATCAAACTGTTTTCAACGGAGGTTGCCATTTTACAGAACAAGAATAACAGGAATTCAATCGCATCGGCGGTTAATGTCGCAAATCCTAGAACCGCCTCTGAAATTTTAGTTGAAATGTCTGTGATCAAGTTTGCAATATTGCCTTCTGATAATAAAATTTTAATATTAGAAAATTGTTTTGCGAACCAACGGTTCAGACTTAATTTATTATGTCCTTGCATACCTATAATTTCTGCTATCTTTTTACTAACTTTATCGGCAAGATTTATAACTTTGTCCTTTATGCTATTGACAATATCTCCAACCGAGTTAATAAGAGAAGTCGCAAATGCTTTAAGAGACGAAGCCAATCCTGAGAGCGCATCAAGAGGATTCTCCAAACCTGCAATAAAATCTTTTAGCGATTTGAAGCCGCCTAGAAAGTCGGAGAAAAGAGACGTGATATTTGTGATTTTGTTAAAAGGGTCAGATAGAAATCTACATAAAGAACTTACTGCCACGCCGGCAATCGTCGCTTTCAGAAAGTTGTTGAAATGTTCCATATGTTTTTTAGGATTATTTAGAATGGTGTCTGTCGCAGTTCCTGTTGTACCCGCAGTTCCTGTTGTACCCGCAGTGTCAACAGTATAGTTATATTCGTTAAGGAATTCTCGGTATTCTGTTTGTGTGATAGCGCCTTCTGCCAATCTATCGGTGACGAAAGTATATTCTCTTTTATCAAAGGCATCGTTATTTAAAACATTCGTATTGAATAACGTAAGAGTCGCAGCAACATTCAATATGACAATTTGTGTTGCCAGCAATTCTTCATTCGTCAAACCGGAAATAGATTTGCCATCAAAATATGCCGACGTTACCAGCGTATTGGTTTGTGTTTGTACAGTTGTGGGCAGCGGACCACAGTGAGCTTGTTCTGACATTATCATTATTCCTTACCCTTCTTATGCGTATTCAGCAGTATCATCGGCAGCCTCGACTCCTAAAGATTCGGGTGCGATTGCTGTTTTCTTAACGGGCGACTTTTTAACAGGAACGTCGCTTGATAGCAGTTCAGTTCTGCTTGTATTGAGTCCGTCCGCCGCTCCTTCATTCGCCATGTCTACAAGAGTATCGACATAAACGGTACCGCCTTTTACATGGACGTTGCCGCTAACTGAGTTCAGATATAATTCTCCTGAACTTTTTACGCTAATAATAGGTGAACCAAGGTGCATTTCTTTTCCCGAGAAAATATCAAAATTGTTTTGCGATTCAAGCGCCATTGAAAGTCCACGTGTACGGATTGCTCCGCCAACATTGGTATTCATGTGTCCCGCAACATTCAACTCATAGTTGCCATGTACTTTAGTTTTAAGATTGCCATCGACTTGAATATTCATATCATTCTGGGCAAGTAAATTTATACTTCCGGTGGCAGTAACGCTGTAATCGCCATCGATGAAAATGCGGCCATTGGCTTCAATTACCATATACATGTTACCACCGCTTTTAATTACTGTAGTTCCGTTTGAATCCATTTCGACATACGAGCCACAGGTGTGATACAAGTTAATTCGTTCGGAACCTGGAGTATCGTCTAACTCAAATACGTGACCGGCTTTTGTTTCGTGTACATAGTTGTATGGATAAGAAGCGTTATAAGGAGAATTAGGTTGATCCCAACTTGATCCGTCGGCACTTTGTACATTAGAAGCTGCGGTGATATTCTTTACGGCCACGCTCGTTTGTTCTAATTGCTCGGAACGGGCTAGCCTTGAGATATCTGGTTGATATGTATCACATAGATTCATAATACTGCTTGCAGAAGCAAATCCTTCGTCTGGCAAAGGCAGCACTGTTGGCATACCAAGCATAGTGCCTGTCAACATAGGCTGTTGTGCATATTTTCCGTCAA